ATTTCAAGATCAACTTATGCAGATTTATTCGCTGTAATTTCTACTACTTATGGATCTGGTGATGGTTCAACAACTTTCAACGTTCCTCAATTACAAGGTAAAATGCCACAAGGTTATGATGGTAATACTTATAACTTAGCAGGCACTGGTGGTGCAAATACGGTTACAGTAGCTGTTACTAATAACCAAGCTGCTACAAATGCTACAAACCAAACTGTAACTGTAACAGGAAGTATTTCTAATACATCATTAACAACTGCACAATTAGCAAGTCACTCTCACGGATTTAATGCAAGTAGAGGACAAAACTCAAGTGGATCATTTCCACCAGGAGGTAGTTCAAGTCACGGTTCTCCACCATCTGCTGGAAACACAGATAACAATGGTTCAGGAACTGGACACAACCACTCTCACACTTTATCTGGTACTTTAACAGGTAACATTACAACGTCTTTAACTGGAACTGTCACAGCGGCAGGTACAAATTCATTCTCACCTTTTGTGGTGGTTAACTATATTATAAAGCATTAGGAGATATTGATGGCAACACAAATAGTAATATTAAACGAAAGTAGAGTTCTAGTGGACGATTCTTTTGGTATTGATTGGGCAGATAAAGGAACTGCTTGGCAAGCTGGATGGTGTCCAAACACTGTTCATGCAGTTATTTGGAACAATTTAGCTGGTCAAAACGAAATTCAAAGCAAAGATGCTTCTACTGGAATGATGACAGGTAATACTAATTTAAGTGCTACAAGCGATGCTGTTGGATCAACAACAATAGCTGCTTTACTTACTTGGGCAGAAACACGAAAAGGTCAAATTCAAGCTGCTATGACAGCTTATGATAATGCTTTGGATGATGATATAACCAATGGAACTACTAATGCTGTTGGCAAGACTTGGGTTGATTACGATTCAAATCACTCGTAAATATTAACTCTTGGTCTAAGATCTAAAACTTTTTCTTCTTTTATTTTTGCATTTGGACCGTTTAAATTAACATAATGAACAAATAATTGATGATGCCATGATCCTTCGGGTTGATGAAAAGTGGGTCTCCAATGTTCAATTTCACACCCTTTGTAAATAACACCATCTCCTTTTTTAATAAAAACAGAATTTTCACCCATATATAAAGGCCATTTATACTCCTCATTTTTGTAAGAATGAGCAAGAGAAATAGATGCACTTATTTCACAAGCACCTCTATCCGTATGTCTTTTTAAATCAGATCCTGGAAGATATATTCTATTAAAACAATAAATAGGTTTTAATTTTAAATTTGTTTGTTTTTCCATAATTGGAAGTAGATAGTGAAGAAGGTGATGATATACTTCTGATTCACTAGAATGAAAAGATGTTGACAGAGGACCAACTTGTTCATCGTAAAGATTTTCTTTTTTTAAAGCTTTTTTAACACTGTATGACGAAAGATATTCAACCATGTCATTAGACAACATGTTTTTAACATATTTATATTTATTAATTTCTAATGAATCCATGTTATTATTGCATGTCTATCGCCATTCGAAACTGGTGTAACAGCATGTGGAAAACAAAAATTACTAGGAAACATCACAATACTTCCTTTCTTTTTTTTTATTAAATATTCTTCATCAAAAAAAACAAAATCGCCTCCGTCATAATTATCATTTAAAATTAATGAACAGCTTAAAACTCTTGGATATAAATCCATATGATCAACATGCATTTTATATTCACCGCCTTCAACTCCTTTGTATAATAAATGATTGTATCCTGTGTCTTCAATTGCAACACCAAAATTGCACCATTTAAAATCAAAACAATATTTATCCAAAGCAGATGAAACTATATTAAAAATATCATCATCAAATTCTTTTGCTATATTTTTTGTATAACAATTTCTTATTTCTTTGTTTTGACCTTTATCACCAACAGTAGCAATTTCAAATTCTTTAAAATTTACAGTGTTGACAATTTTATCACAAAGATCGTGATCTATCATATTATCATATCTTTTTACAAATTCTTTTATTTCCATGATTTTTTCTTCCAAAACATTGTTTTATATCTATCCATCCATTTACTAAGTAAATTGTTAAGAGTTTTACCGTGTTCTTTTTCATGATAAAAACCAGACCATGCTTTCCAAGGTTCTCGTTTAAAAGGAATTACTTGAACCATAGCATCTCCTTTTTTAATTAAAAACTGTTCATCTCTTTTATGTAAAATAAAAGGAAAATGAATTGTATTTATATATACATCTGTATCAACAACACCTGATATAATTTCAAAACGAGGTTCTAATCTATTAATTGGTTTTACAAATAAACAACTGTAGCCAGGTGGTGTTTTAATTAACCATTTATTGTGAAATTTACCTGCATTTTTACCTGATATTTTTTTCCAAGAATCAGGTAATTGAGTAGAATTATGAAAACCAAAATCACTTTGTTCTTTGTTTGCAGGAACAACAGTAAAGTCATCTTCAACAGGATCAACAATATAATCTTGATCAAAAGGTATAATATAACCTGAAGTCATAGCGTCTAAAAAAGGCACACATGTTTTTATTGTAGGTTGATGTAAATTATTTTTTGTATGTCTTTCCAATTTTTTATATTCTTCAGGGATGAAACGAGTTGCTGGTTTTGGATGAGGCCAAATATCAACCATGTTATTATCTGTTGCACAGAAAGTAATTTTTTTATTTAACATTTGGAACCTCTTCAAGCTGTTGTATAAAATTAAAAGACATAGATCTTCTTATCTGTCCTTTTATTTTAGGTTTAAATGGCATCACACAATGCTGATGACGTGCTTCAAATATGTAAAAATGACCAATTTCAGGTTCCATCCATGTCATGTTTGTACCATTGACGTCTGTAAAACCTAATTGTCCATCTCTAAATTTATGCGGATCTTTTACGTCATTAATAAATTCTGGTACTTTTAAAAACATTACACTAGACCAGCCAGTGTTATCATGATGAGTGTGAGGAGGATTATATTCTCCTTCTTTCATATCATTTATCCAACAACTTAAAATTTCTAATTTTTTAGTTCCCTTAAATAAATTTACTTTTTCTAATGTTTCAATGTAATCATTCATACAATCGACAATATGTTTTGACATTTCTGTCTTTCCAATATGATGTGTAAATTCTCTTTCAGATTCTAATCTACCTGCTAATCTTGGACCCATAGATGCAAGTTCTTTTTTATGTTCTTCGTATTTATTATTTAAATCATCAATAGCCTTTATAGGCATATCATATCTTTTAATTATTCTTCCAAATACGCTTGTTTGTGCTTTCATTCTTTTTTCTGCTCCTTTCATAACATAAATTACGTGTCAAGAAAACAATTTATAAAAGATTGCTTGATATATTCTGCACACATGTTTAAATTAGATCTCACCCAAAAATTATAAATCAAGGAGATATTATGGAAAATCAAGAAGTATTGAAGGCTATAGCTACCCTTGCTGATAAGGTGAGTCGTTACCACGAACGTTTATTAGCAGTGGAAAGAGAAAATGAGAGATTACAAAAAGAATTATTAGAACATAAAGCACACACATCACATATACATACAATTCAAGGTAAGCCATATAACTCCGATGCGACAGTTATGGTAACGGGTTTAGATTCTGATTTGGAATGTGAAGCTTGTAGTGCTTAAATAAATTGATAATTTATTTAGTAAAAGACAATGAGCTTATTCCTTTTTCAGTTCATAATAGTAAACCTTTTTTTGACAAAACAAAAAAATTAATATCTGAGGGGCAACCTGTAGTCATAGATCACAAACAAAATGCTTTAAATACATATTGGGAATATGAATTTTCTGAAAACCCAAAAAAGTATGTAAGTGATATTACACAAGATAGATTTGTAGATTTAAAAGAAAGAAGTGTAAATAAATTAATTGATTCTAAAAATTTTGTGTATTCACAAGGTTCTTTTGATAGAATTATAAAATGGAGAAATATACCTTTATATAAAAATTGTTTTGATTATTCTATTTATCCTACTCTTTTAACAGAGGTTAAACCTAAAACAATTTTTGAATTAGGAACAGGGCTTGGGGCTAGTTGTATTTGGTATCAAGATATTTTAAAAGCGCATAATTTAAATTGTAAAATAATTACATTTGATAAGTCTGAACCCATTAAAAAATTTAAAGGAATTGAATATTATAAATTTAATTTAGAAAATATAGAAAATTTTAAAATAAAAGAATGTCCTCGTCCTTGGTTAATAATAGAAGACTGCCATATTAATTTAAAAGGCATACTTAATTTTTTTGATAAACAAATGATACAAGGTGATTATTTAATTGTAGAGGATAATGATGAAACTAAACAAGAAATAATACAAAATTTTATGAAAAATAAAACATATCAGGTTGATACAAGATACACAGATTTCTTTGGATACAACAACTGTTCTTTTGTAAACGGAGTTTTTAAAAAAAGTTAATTACTCGGGAGTTTCCCCTAACATATCTGCTAAAGAAGGAGCAAATACTTTTACATCTCTTCTTATTTTTTCAGCAGTTGTAGAAGTTCCTGGGTCATCAACATCAGCTTGAGCTGCAGCTTCAGTAGCATACTCAGCACCTGTGTCTACATGTGTTAATGTTGTTTCAGTCTTTACTTTATAGTGAGGAATTTGTCTTCCATCTGAAGTTGTGATGTGTCCTAGTAATTCAGCAGGTTCAACTATCGGCATCGTCTTTTCTCCAATTTATATTAAAACTAATAATAACTCTATCATCATTAGAACTATTTGTTTGTACTTCATGTTGTAACCATGATGGGAAAAAAATCAAGGAATTTTCGATAGGCTCCCATTGTACGCTGTGAGCGAGGTGTATAGAGGCTTTATCTGTTTTGGGGGGTGATAGTACCTCTGACTGTGGTTTAGGCTCTAGAAACACAATATTTCCACACTTTTTAGGAGCTTTAAGATAAAAGACACCTGATAAATAGTTGTATGGATGTGTATGCACATTGTTTCGTGATCCTGGTGGGTTTATCATACCCCACATACCAGTCATCTCAGGATTGTAATCATCTTGTACGTCCATGTGATTAAAACAGTCTTTGGCATATTTAAGAATGTCACCAACCAACGGATTAAATTTCTTAATACTATATATTTCATCATGACTATGCCAACCACCGACATTGGACCGTGGCATACCCATCTCATCTTTTTCACGTAGCTGATAGATGCTATCTATAAGATGTTCGTGGCCTTTTAATTGTAGTGAAAATACGGGAGTGATAAATAAAGAGTGGAGATTGATCAGAGTTGTCCTTTCGTGATCTCCAGAAAACTTGCTATAATGTGCACCTGATTGGCAGCATTGGCTTGAACTTTAAGAATATCACTTTCTTGTAGAACTAGTGGCTGTTCCAATAATTCTGTTGTTGTATTTGTAGCAACACTCTTTGCTTTGAATATTTCAAAGGTTGCAGCACCTCTGACAACTTCAACATCAACTAAAGTTGTTGAACCAGAGTCATTACAAACTAAAAGAGATTTTACTACATCCGTAGTAGGCGAAACAGGTGGCGTAGCACCAGGGTTAGCCGTAGGAACTGTTATAATAGTTGTTAAATTTGTTGTGGTAATATCTACCATTGCGCTTTTAAAAGTATTAGCCAAGGAAAAAAGCCTCCGACTGCGTTTCTTCTTTTAAATCTTGTTGGTAGTTTGTGTTAAGTAAAAGAATAATTTGATCTAGTAATGCAACCATTTGATCAAACTGATTAGCGCTATATTCTTCTGTTGCATTTGGTAATCGTGTAATTGTTAGTTTAGCCATTATCTTCTTCCATCTGGTCTAAGTTGTAACTTAGTAGATCCAAGTCTCCAAGCCGTGTCATTAACTGTGTTAGTTTCATATTTAATTTTAACTGCTCTACCTCTACCTCTTACATCAATTTTCTCCGTGGTGCTAGTAATACTGCCTGTTGTAGTTACATTAGCTGCAGATTGTGGATACTGTTCAAGCGTTAAAGTAGCTGTCATTGTATTAGCAAGATTATCAAAGTCAGGAACTAATCTACTAACTGACATAAGCTCATCGCCATCAGCAATTTCAACAGATCCAGTTGTTAAGAAAGCAGGTAAGGCTGTGCCATCTGCTTGGTTATTACCTGACTCATGTTCATAAATATAAGAAGCTCCTGCTGTTAAACCTAGTATAGTTGATACATTTGCTGTTAAACTTGCACTATATTCTGTAGCAATTG